GTCGTAACCGAAGTCGTTGACGGTCACGATTTCTTCGGTGGCGAAGTTGGCGGTCGTGAAGACGGCGCCGATTTCTTCCCAGCACTTGTCGACGATGGCCTGAGCGGCAGTCTTCGCGTAAGCGTTGATAAGGTACTGCATGCCGAACTCCTGGATATCGAGAGGGGAGAACTCGTCGACGTACTTGAAGTGCTTCAGGGTGACCGAGGAGTTGGTCATCGTGGCGCCGTCGACATCCGCGAGGGTGTTCGAGGCCTTGTTGAATTCCGAGGCCGTGCCCGAACCCATGATCGGGACGAAGACGGTCTTGCCAGCGCGGCCAACGGAGGCCGAGAGGTTGACGGAGATGTTGTTGAGGATGGGCAGCTTGCCGGCAACAGTCTGAACGATATAATCGGACAGGATTGCGGGAGCCGTCGGGAGGACAGTAGCCATAGGTATGTTTTAGGTAGGGAGGGTTAGAGGGAAATGAGAGCGGCCTTGTGCGCGTTGAAGAACGCGATGCGGGCCTGACCAGCAGGGAGGGCGAGATAAGCGGACTTGATGTCGGCGTTGCTCATCTTGGCAGGGCTGTCGCCCTTCGGGAGTTCGACGGGCTCAGTGCCAAAGGACGCCACGATCTTGGCGGCTTCCTTCGAGGCGCTGGACTTGCCGGCTTCGAGCTCAGAGACTTTAGCCAGGGAAGTGGCAAGGGCGGCTTCGGAGGCCTTGAGGGCTTCGGTCAGCGTAGCGATGGAGGCATCCTTTACGGAGGCTTCGACGCGGAGGCTGTCCAATTCGGACGAAGCGCCGACAGTCATCTTCTCCACGGTGGAGCGGAGGTCGTCGCGTTCGGCAGTGAGGCCGGCCAGAGAGGCGGCGGCCGTGACGAGTTGCTCTTCGATGGTCATCTTAGACCTGCTGAGATTGGCAACCTTCGCTTCAGGAGCGACAGGCGTTTCGACGGGGGCCACTTCTTCGTCTTCCTCTTCGACGACTTCAGGGACGTCTTCGGGAGCCATGACGGTGACGCCCAGGGCGGCCACGGCGTCGCGGGTGTCGGAGCGGTTGTCGATGAAGAGGTCAACCGGGCGGCCGGCATCGAGCTCGGCCTGAATGACGCCAGCCTTGAAGGCGGGGGCCTCGGCGTTGGAGTCGTTCATGATCAGGGCGTCGTACTCGAAGCCGATGCCGTCGAGCTCGGCCACGGTCTTCTCGCGGTCGGCCTCGGGGCGGTTGGTCAAGACGACGACTTCCTCGCCATTCTCGTCGATGTAGTCGATGACGCGCTGGACGGGCTGGCCGTCCTTTAGGATAGTGTCGTCGATGTCAGTGAAGATGCGGGGCATGTTAGAAAGAGGCTAAGGCTTTGTTGAAGGAATCGGCGAGGCCAGTGACGAGGCCCTGGGCGGCGGCCTGCTTGCCGGAGAAGACCTGACCGCGGAGAGCGGAGTCGGCGACGAGTGTGCGCTTGGAGCGGATGGCGGCCTTGAAGTCTTCGTGAATGGAGTCGACGCCAGCCTGGAGGTCGGCGATTTGTTCTTCAGAGAGGCTCGTCCCTTCGATTCCAGCCCCCTTCAGAGGGGAGCCAGTGGACTTGATGACGACCATGCGGACGCCAGAGTCTTCGTAGAGTTTGCTCATGTCGGGCACGGCCATGTAGACGCCGACGCTGCCGACGGTAGCCGAGGGGCTCGCGACGACGCGATCAGCCTGAGAGCCAAGCCAGTAAGCAGCCGAGGCCATCTCGCTGTCGGTATAGGCCATAGTCGGCTTGCCGAGGTCGCGGATTTTGTTGGCGAGTTCCTCGATGCCGGTGACCGTGCCACCCGGGGAGGAGATGTTAAAGGCAATCTTCTCGACGGCAGGGTCAGCTGCGAAGAGGTCGACGGCCATGGAGATGTCGTTCACGTCAACGGCGCCCATCATTTTCTCGATGGGGCTCAGATTCTTCCCGATCACGCCGACGATAGGGATGGTCCCGACGCCATTCTGAATGTAAGGCACTGGGGCCACGCCGAAGAACTGCGCAAGCATATCGGTGAAGCCGAACTTTTCGGCCATGACCGAGAAGTCCTGGGCCTTGGCCGGGTCGATGAGCATTGGCTCACGGCCCTTGAGTGCATGGGATAGGAAGCGAGACATGTTATATATTAAGGTTGAGGAGGGTTGACGGGCGGCGGAACTTCAAGGTTGTTAGCCACGTCGGTCGGAGTCTGGCTAGAAGCTTGACCCTGCTGGAGCCAGTTGAATCCGGGCTTGTAGAGCATCCAAAACGGAATGTTCACGCGCTGGGCTTCGGTCACGATATACGCCATGTCGTCAGCGCGACGGGCAATTTCAGTTTTAAAGTCGAGGCCTCGCAGGCTGAAGTCTTCGCTCAAAGAAGTCCGGCCCATCTCTAGGTCTGCACGATCGCTAGAAGACTCGCGGCCAGCGTCGACGGTGACAGACTTCGGGGTCGTCCAAGTGGCAGACCACCACATCGGATCGTCAGGGATTTCTCCCTTGGCGATACCGTCTGCGATTATATACTCATACGTGGGCTGGCAAAAAGTCGTCAAGATGACCTGAGAGTATTTTCCGAATACTCGGGCGGCCTTTGCTGTGACCAAACGAACCGCAGCTCCGCCTCCGGCGTTGGGGTCTTTTACGAACTCGTAAGGCAGAATTGAGCAGATGTCTTTCTCAAGCGCGGCGAGGAATCCGACGAAGGTCGAGTTCGGGCGCTTGCTTTCAAAGGACTCAAAGCGGTCAGAGCCCTCCATGACGATAGCCTTGCCGCCCATCTGGCTGGCGATGTTCTCGGCTGATCCGTGGGCCGATGAAATTTCAGAGGCCGCATCTTCGTCGAGGAAGCCTGAGCCCTTGAAGATAACGCGCGTGACGTCGCCATTGTCCTTAACTGCCCTGCGTTCGAGGTCGAGCAGCTCCTTTACATCTTGAATGGCGCAGAGGGAGGACTGAAGAAGTGGGACGCCGCGGGAGCCCGAGGCCGTCTCCATGTCGACAATATGCATGACCGACTGAGCCTCGACCTTGCGGGAGCCGCCGTCGGCCTGGTACACAGAGTAGTAAATCGGTTCGTTATATTTGCCGAAGCCGATGCCGTCCCAGCAATCGGAAGGGGTGTCGCGATCGGTAGGGTCGCCGACGCGGTGGGCCTCGATGGTCTGGATGCGGGCCTCGCCGTCGAGGTTAGCCTTGAGGCAGAAGGCGTCTCCGTCGCGGATCATGGCACGGATAACAATCGACTGACACTGGTAGAAGGACTTGCCTGAGACGTCGAGGCGGCTGGCCTTGCGGGCGAAGTACTCCTCGTAAAGGCGGGAAGTCTCAGAGTCGGACGCATGCGCCTGAGGCTTGATGCCGTCGCCGACTACGTAGATAACCAGGTCGTTCAGAATCTGACGGAACAACGAGGACTCGCGTTCGGCCCAGCGGCACTTCTTGACCATCTCGTTGCGGTCCCATGGGGACATGTCGCGGCGCATGTCATCCGGCTGCGGAGCATAGATGACGCGGCGGGCGTAGGTCTGGACGGTGGAGCCCCACTCGTTCCCGCTGTATTGGTTATTGAAGCGACCCTGAGAGACAGTCGCCGCGGACGGTGCCGGCGTACCCTTGCGGGTGGACGGCTTGGCCTTCTTGGGGCGTAGGCTGACGGTCGGGACTTTCTTGCGGGAGGCCATAGATTAGTCGATGCGGTTGTCCCAGCGCGTGTTGATCATCGTGCGACGACGACCATACTTGCCCGGATCGAGACGCGATAGGCCGAAGAGGGCCTCGTTCAAGACCTCCTTGGGCGTCATGCCTGGGAAGGCCTTGGTCGCGGAACTGCCGGAGTCTGCGTAGGACATGAGCGTCTTGCCGTCCATAATCAAGGACAGGGCTTTCGCTTTGAGGTCGAGCAGCTCGCACTCAGTGAGGCCGATAAAGTATCCTTGAGCCATTTAACCTGCTTGAATTGGCAACGGAGGGGGCGGCGACGCCCATGTCCACGCCACGAGATCTCTTCCTTCCCGCAACCATTGGCGCCGCCGCTTGAATAAAGTGTCCCCGAGATCATGCGGAAGGCAAGTCGGTTTCGGTTGTTTCCTTGCCGACGATGCCCCATCGGACGGCGGCCAGTAGGCCGAGCAGTTCGCAGTCGAAGGCGTGATTGTCCTTCTTGCCCTGGGGTAACAGCCACTGAGGTTTTCCCGTGCGCCTGTCCTTTACCCTGACCTCGGCGCTCATCTGATCCACGTAGTCCTGCCCCGCGTCGAGGGCATAGGTAAAGACCTTGCGGGAGCGTAGGCCGTGCAGGAGGTCTTTGCCGGCGAGATTTGACCAGACCACCAGAACGGCGCGGGTCTGGAGACCGGGCACCATAATGGTCTGTTTATCGGAATAGAATCGGCGGGTCGTCTTGCCGTCCTTGGTCGTTACGCTGAAGTCTTCATTGCCTGACCCCTTGGCGCACTTCCACCCGCGCATGGCCGTCTGGCGGTAGACGTCCTGAGCTGAGTCCCCGGAGTCGACCATGACAAGCGCCGGGTGCACGGCGTGTTTCTTGACGAAGGCCTCGACGTCTTGCCAGGTGTCAATCTTAGCGAAGGCCTTGAGGCGGCTGTGCCCGGTCTTTGACCATCGGCGAACGACTCCAAAAAAGTGGCCTCGCTGTACGTCGATGCCGGCGGTGCGGAAAGGAAACGAGCCTTCGGGTGCGCCCTCGCGGTCGACGACGCGGCCCTTAGGCGTGATGACCGACTCGCCTTCCCAGTCGTCGGCGCAGTTGTAGTTGGCGGCCTGAGCGATGTTCACGATCTCCCCGCCCTCTTCGGCCCAGCTGAGAGCCAGCCGCTTCTGTTTGAATTGGCGGCGGGCCTCTTCGTCGCCGTACATCTCAGCCGACTCCTTCGCCTTGATCATCATCACGGCCAGCTCGCCCCAGCTCATCGTCGCAAGGGCGTTCCAGTGTAGGCCGATG